GTATATTACCTCAATGCCGAGGGCAGGTTCAAGAAAATGAACCTAAGCGGCGTAGAGGGGTTAGATCCCGACAAATTAAAATTGATACAATCCACTCAAGGCAACATCTTAACAGCAGAAGATTTTTTGACCATCGCAACCAACATTATAAAAGATCACCCCGGATGCGTGGTGATAATAGACTCTGCTTCTGCCCTGTCCCCAGAAAAAGAGATGCTCAACGAGATCAACGGTCAGGTTAGAGCGGGAACCCCAAAGCTACTGTCCTCTTTTTGCAAACAAATGGGCACAGTAGTCCCCATACAAAAGACCATCATTATCATTATACAGCACCTAATCGCCAATACCAGTGGGTATGGGAAGGCTTACATTGAAGATGGTGGCCAGAAAATCAAATACCAGTCTGATATTAAGCTAAGATCCAAGGGGGTTAAGAAATGGAGCGTTGGAAACTCCGACACCCCAATTGGGCAGATAATTTCTTGGACCGTAGAACATTCCGCCTTGGGTCCACCGGGAGCAGTAGTAGATAGCTATCTTAGATATGGCAAGGGTATAGATAGTGTTTGTGAATGGATCAATTTAGGAGCAGATTTTGGCCTGATCTCTAAAGCTGGAGCTTGGTTTACATGCAACTTTATGGAGGACCACGAAGAAGAAGCCAAGGCTATAGAATTTGATCCCACTACTAAATTTCAGGGACAGGAAAAGCTATATCAGTTCCTACAAGGAAATCCCGACCTGTTAAAATTACTAGAATCCGATATTAAAGCCATGCTATGAAAGTAACTGGACTAGACGGCAAAACTTACACATGGAACCTTACTAACCACGTTCCGTATAAAGATGACAATAGGCCGCGTTCACAATATCATGTGCGCGCAAAATCTCTCTTGACGCGAGAGTTCCCCTACGATAGAATACTGGAGGAAGTTCCCCTGCCGGGGTGCGGCCTGTTCGCGGATTTCTATATCCCCAAGAGAACACTGATGATTGAGGTCCATGGGTCTCAGCATTATGAGTTCAATTCTTTCTTCTTTAAGAGCAAAGCAGACTTTTATAAGGCTCAGGCAAGAGACAGGCAAAAGGTCAACTGGGCCAACCTAAACAATATTACCTATATAGAGTTACCACATACAGAGAATGATGATGAGTGGAGAACAAGAATCTTCAATGACGGCCAAGGATAAATTAGCACATTTTGAAAAGCTAATTGATTCTTATCTAGTTAAGCAAGGGATACACAAAGTTGAATATAATGAAGAAGCTCTAAAAATATTAAGCATGAAGAGCTTCGAGCTTAAAGCTCTTACAAGTCAAGAATGTGGAGAGCTAGCTTTTTCCCTTGCTCAATACGCACTGTATACACAGCAGCAGATCAACGAGCAAACAGCCAGAATTAGCTGGGCTAAAAACAGTATCAAAAGTATTGTAGCTAGAAATTCAGGACAGTTTGACAGGTACACAAAATACGAAGAGAAAGAGTATGCTATTATAACTAGTGACGAACACGCTGGTAAAATAAACGACATATTGAGCTATGCTCAGGCTGTTTCTGACAGGCTCTCATACATGGCCGGAAGAATACAGTCGCTAAGCAACACTCTGATAGAATTACAACGGAGTAAACGGAGAGCAGACAATGTCAAATAAGTGGATGGAGGCTATATATACGTTCACCGAGAGTGTCAAGGAGGGGATTTTGGCAAACGATATGACACTCGTAGCAGAAGCTTTGCAGGAGTTTACGGGAGAAGAACTGGCTGGCATGACGGTCGAAGATATAAACGTGCCTCCCGTTCTCGAACAACCGGTAAAAAAAGAAAAAAATCCAGAAGACTTCACCATGCCTTTGTCAGATGACAAAGAGCCTACTAAACAACGTCTTACGAAACGAAAGTCTTTAGATTTAACGGAGAGGAAGAACGAGTTTACAGACGACGGCACTATAGTAGTAGATGAGGTTGGATCAGAACTAATCGATGATACCGTAGCAAAGCCCGTAAAACGGACGAGGAAACCTGCCGGTGGATCGATGAATATCACTTGCCATGTGTGTGGGAAAGTAGAACTAATTCACCCGTCGCTCAACAAAGAGCATTACAGGTGCGATTCTTGTTGCAAGGGTTAAAAAAATTATGGGTTCAGTATTAAATGATGCAGCAGCGGAAAGGGCTGTATTATCTGGTATCTGTCAATATGGATCGGAAGCGTTTGTTGATGTTGACGATGTAATATCTCCAAGCGCTTTTGTTTATGAGTCCAATCAGATTATATACAAGTGCCTTAGTAGGGTTCTTGAAGACAGTAACCAAGTAGACATTTCTTCCATCCTTTCTGCCGCTACGGAATTAAATTTTCACGAAATTCTTAACTCTAAAAAAGAGCTTGAATATCTAAGATCTGTTTTTAATTTTCCCATCTATCTTGAGAATGTCCGCAAACACGCAGTCAAAATAAGAAAACTGGAATTTGCCAGAACAGTACAAAAGCAAATCAAGCAAGCCTATACAGATCTCTCTGATGTCACGGGAGAAGAAACTGTAGATGAAATTATATCTCTGGCTGAAAGCCCCATTTTTGAATTATCGAATTCTATCAAACAGGGAGGGGATGACCGACCGTCTCTTGTCTCTGAAAACATTGATGATTACATTCAACACCTAGAAGACAATCCAGTAGATATGCTGGGCATCAGTAGTGGATTTTCCAGATTCGATACTGCTATAGGGGGTGGGCTTCGCAGAAAATGTGTTGATCTAGTTGCCGCCAGACCAAAGGTTGGCAAAAGCATGTTTGGAGACAATGTTGCTCTTCATGTTGCGGGTATTTTAGGTATACCCGTTTTGATGTTAGATACTGAGATGTCAAAAGAAGATCATCTCAATCGCATCGTTTCTAACATAAGCAAGGTTCCAATCAACACCATATCTACAGGCAGGTTTTCCAAAAGCGCCATCGAAAAAGAAAAGGTCCGCGCCGCCGCAGCAAAATTAAAGGACATCCCATATAGCTATATAAGTATTGCCGGGAAGCCGTTTGAAGAAACCCTATCCATAATGCGGAGGTGGATTGTTCAAAACGTGGGCTTTGATGAAAACGGGAGAACAAACGAGTGCCTAATAGTGTATGACTATTTGAAACTGATGACCTCTGATAGTATTGGCTCAAGCCTTCAGGAGTTCCAAGTCCTAGGATTTCAAATAACATCCTTGCACAACTTCTGTGTCCAATACGACTGCCCCTGCTTGTCATTTGTTCAGCTTAACAGAGATGGTATCACGAAGGAGTCCACCGATGTGGTCAGCGGGTCCGACCGATTGATTTGGCTTTGCACTAGCTTTTCTATCTTCAAAAATAAATCGGACGAAGAAATAGCAGAAGACGGCGTAGAGAACGGAAACAGGAAACTAGTACCGCTGGTGTCTCGTCATGGGCCGGGCCTAAACGATGGTGACTACATTAACATGTCCATGAAAGGGGATGTGTCTAAGATTGATGAAGGTATCACGCGCAATGAATTGAAGAAAAATGGAAAACAAGATAACCAAGGCTTTGTAGTAGATGAAGACAAAAGCGAACCAGTACCATTCTCAGAAGAATAACAGGCAAGAAATCATAGCCATATCAAATCAATTAACAGAAAGAGTGCCAGAGCTACTTTCTCATTTTGATATTGAATATGAGGTCTATGACAACCGAGTGACGTTTGCCTGTCCTATTCACGGTGGCGACAACCCAACAGCCCTGAGCATCTTCACTGATGGAGACTCTACGAAGGGAAACTGGCAATGTTTTACACACCATTGTGAGTCGCAATACAAGCAAGACATATTAGGATTTGTCCAAGGGTTACTTAGCTCCACAACTGACGAAGAAGTTAATTTCGGGGGGACTCTTAAATTTGTAAAAGAGTTCCTAAACTTTTCGTTAAGCGATGTCAATATTGACGAATATCAACAGATCACCCTTGCGGAGAGAGCTAATAACATCTTTTCCAAAAAGATAGAACATAAAGGCATCGTAAAAAGAAAAGAAATAAGAAGCAGGATACAAATACCAGCACCATATTATATCAACAGAGGTTTCTTGCCGGAAACACTAGACAAGTTTGACGTTGGGTTCTGTTCGACTCCTAGGAAGCCCATGACCGGCAGGGTGGTGGTTCCTGTTTATAATGATGCTCATGAAGTAATGATAGGTTGCGTGGGCAGGGCAGTCCAGCCAAACTTTGAACCAAAGTGGTTAAATAGCAAAGGATTCAACTCTGGAGCCTCTCTCTACAATTATTGGCACGCCAAGGATCATATTTTAGAAAGTCAGGTGGCTATTTTGGTTGAGGGACAAGGAGATGTGTGGAGATTGGATGAAGCTGGTATATATAATGTAGTGGGTATGTTCGGATGTTCTCTTGGAGATCAGCAGAGACTTATTCTAGAGAGGTCAGGCGCTTTAAAACTAGTGATCATGACCGATGCTGACGAGGCTGGACAACAGGCGAGAGAAAAAATTGCAGAACAATGTCAGAGAATGTACAAT